GTGCAATCAGGTCTACATGATGCAGTACGACAACTAGCAGGCCATGTGCCGGGATCTCAAGCTGGCCTGATGGGTAAGCTCACCAACATCGAGCCCAGGCTTTCCTCTGCGCCTCCCAGGCTGAAGAGCCCGCCCAAGGTCGTAGAGCAGTTCTACTCATCCCCTGACTGGCGGATTCTGGGAGCAACGGTCAGAAGGACAAGGAACCGTTACTCGCTATCGAACGCCCGCTCGCATCATGCATTCTCTGCGATATTCTCTGCGGAATTCTCGAATGCGGGCTTCATCGGCCTCGGTTGCTCTCGTATTGCGACGACTGATACGGTGAACCCGTCTCGCTTCCTGACGACAGGCCTCCCTGATTGCTTCCTGCTTCGGGGAGAATTGCCTGTTCCTGCTCTGCGCGGATGCATCTACAGAAAGCGTAGCCATAAAGGCAAATGCAGCGATCAGAATTGCGCGCATTGCTCTGCTCCAGTTGGTGCAGGAACTAAATTACTCCTGCGAACTGGGCGTTTCTAGATGCGAATGGTGTGTTCCTAGCCGTTTTCTGGTCATGCCAACGCCTAGATCGGGGATCCATCTGGTAGGCTGACAAACGTCAAGCATCGGCCTTCCTTTGCTCCTCCTAGGCTTGTCGCTCAAAAGAAAGGGCTCCGAAGAGCCCTTATCGTTTAGCGCCGGACTGTCCAGCAGCGCTGGACACGTTCCCTTACGATCCTGCCCCGAACGCGCTTGGTCACGGTGTCCCACTTGCACTCCCTATGAGGGCGTCCAAAGCGCCGATCGCCAGGGCGATACTGAGCAAAAGTGATATCCGACTTTGACGAAATGTCCGGAATACGTACGAGAGGTTGCGCCCGTGTCGCAGGTCCGCTCAGGCTGACAAACCCAGCCAGAGCAACAGTAGCGAGCGCGAGCTTTCCAAAAGTCATAGGTGATCCTTGTTCTTAGTTGAGCCCCGGCGCGCAGAGACACCCCCGCGAGTGAACAGCTGGTTAATCCAAACATTACGATTTGTTCATGGTGGCGATGCCCAAACCGCTAGACCACAAAGCAAGGCAGAGAGAGCACGACGCCAAGCACAATGGGTAAGCTAACGAACATCAAGCCTCGGCTCTCCTCTGCTCCTTCCAGGCTCAAGCCTCCTCCCAAGATCGTAGAGCAGTTCTACTCATCCCCTGAGTGGCGCTCACTGGTCGCCAGGATCAAGAGACAGCGAGGCGCCTTCTGTGCACGCTGCGGGTCAACAGACCGCATCATCGCAGACCACATCATAGAGCGTAAGGACGGCGGCCCTGATCTGGATCCGAATAATATTGAGCTTCTGTGCCATGCTCATCACCAGAAGAAGACGGCACTAGCACGAGCACGAAGGGCAAGGGGTCAGACATGAGCCAATCGCCTGACATCTTCACCATCAGCGTTGATAAGTTCATCATCTCTCAGCCCAAGCCCGTCCGCTGGTGCCCGCAGTCCGACATCACAGCATATGAACTAGCCCAAGCCATGCCTGTGCTCATCAATGCTGCGTCTGCCTCATGGATATACAATACAGACCGAGAGGTCGAAGCCCTGCCCGATGAAGTGAAACGCCATTTCATTGTCGGCTGAAGGGGTGGGGGGTAGGCAAAAGTTTAGGATGGCTCGAACCCGCTGCACCCGCGTCCCCCTCATTCGCAGAATTTTTCCTGACTGGTGAAATTGCAGGGTGCGAACTGACCCGCGAACAAGATCATGAGTGACAAGAAACCGCCTAACGACTGGGAGGCCATTCGAGCAGATTTCGAAACCGGATCAATGTCTTTGCGCGAACTGGCGCGCTGGTATTCGATCTCGGACACGGCCATCCGGAAGAAAATCAAGACCGAAGGCTGGCAGAAGAAGGGTTCGCAGCGCGAACCGGTGCAAATCGCAGAGGCTCTGCCTCCGACCCGCACGGTTCTGACGCCTGAGAACGCCGATCCGAAGGCCATCGTCGGCCGGGGCCGCAATCTTGTCCTCCGGCTGCTTGATGAGCTCGACGCTGTGACGACCCATGCCGGTGTCCTCGAGGAAATGATCTGCGACGAGACCGAGCAGGACGAAAGCGACCGCCGCCGGAAGGCCATGCTCAAAGCCGTAGAGCTGCCGGCTCGCGCCAACACGATCAAGGCTCTGGCGACTGCCTTCAAGACGTTGTCTGAGGCAACCGCGCCGGCGGGCAAGAAGGCCCAGGCACAGGAAGAGGCGCAGAGTGCAGGAGAGGGGACCGGCTGGGGTGATGATCTCGGCGGGCCCGCAGTATTCAACTGATGGAAAGGGATTGGTCGACCGCCTGCCTCGATTGGGAAGAGCGGATCATGGGTGGGCGAACGCTCGTTCCAGATCTCCCGCTCTTTGATGACGAGGCGGCTAGGGCGGTTCGTATCTTCAACCGGCTGAAGATACCCGATGTGATCGGTCAGCCGACCATGGAGCAAGCCGGAACGGAGTGGCTGCTCCCGATCGTCTCGGCCATCTTCGGATCGTACGACCCGGCCATGCATCGCCGCATGATCCAGGAGTTTTTCTGGCTCGTGCCGAAAAAGAACTCAAAGTCCAGCGGGGCGGCGGCCATCATGGTCGTAGCCCTGATCGTCAACCGGAGGCCTTTGGCAGAGTTTCTGCTGATCGCCCCCACCAAGCAGATCGCAGACATCGCCTTCAAGCAGGCTTGGGGCATCATCCAGGCTGACAGCGAACTGGCAAAGCTCTTCCAGGGACAGCAGCATATCCGCACAATCACCCATCGGCGGACGGGCGCGACCCTGCAGGTCAAGGCGGCCGATACGGATGTCATCACCGGCTCCAAGTCGACCGGCATCCCGATCGACGAGACCCATGTCTTTGCCAAGAAATCGAATGCCGCTGATATCTTCGTGGAGATCCGCGGTGCTCTCGCGGCTCGGCCTGATGGGTTCCTCATTCAGGTGACGACGCAGAGCAAGGAACCGCCGCAGGGAGTGTTCAAGTCGGAGCTGGCGACGGCTCGCAAGGTAAGGGACGGGCAACTGAAACTACCGCTCCTGCCGATCCTCTATGAGCTGCCCGAGAAGGTGATCGAGAATAATGGCTGGAAGGACCGCAAGACCTGGGGGCTGGTCAATCCGAACCTCGGGAAGTCGGTCGATGAGACCTTCCTCGCCAACCAACTGCTTAAGCCGGAAGAAGAAGGCCTTGAGGCCTTGGCACTTCTGGCCTCGCAGCACTTCAACGTGGAGGTCGGTCTCGCCCTCCGGAATGATGCCTGGGCTGGCGCTCGCTACTGGCTGAATGCAGCCGATGAGAGCCTAACCCTCGATGAGATACTCGAACGGTCTGAGGTGGCTGTGGTCGGTATCGACGGCGGTGGCCTGGATGACCTTCTCGGCCTCGCGGTCATAGGACGGTGCAAGAAGACCCGGGACTGGCTCCTCTGGAACCATGCCTGGGCCCATGACGACGTTTTTGAGCAGCGCAAGGAGATCGTGCCGCGCCTGAATGACTTTATCGCGACCAAGGCCCTGACCAAGTGCGAGACGCCCACGCAGGATGTGACGGATGTCGCGGATATCGTGGAGCGGATCAAGGATGCAGGCCTTTTGCCCGAGAAGCATGGCATCGGTTTTGACCCTCAAGGTGTCGCCGCCATGGTGGACGAGCTCGCAGCCCGCGGGATCGAGGATGATCAGATGACCGGTGTCCCTCAGGGCTTCCGGCTCTCGTCGGCGGTCTGGGGTATGGAGCGGAAACTGAAGGACGGCACTCTCTGGCACGCAGGGCAAGACATGATGGCTTGGTGCGTGGGTAACGCGAAGGCCGAACAGCGCGGGAATGCCGTGCTGATCACGAAACAAACGGCCGGCAAGGCCAAAATCGACCCGCTCGTCGCCAGCTTCAACGCTGTTGTGCTGATGAGCCGAAACCCCGAGGCCGCCCGCAAGATCGATATGGGCGACTTTCTCTCGAACGCGGTGTTTATCTGATGGCTTTTTGGACCCGCTGGTTCGGGAAGAAACTGACGGCCCGCGACAACGGCCTTTATGAGGTTCTTGGCGGGTCCGACACCTGGTCAGGCGAGCGGGTGTCGGTCCAAGGTGCGCTCAATCTGTCGGCTTTCTGGGCATGTGCCCGGATTACAGCCCAGACGATCGCGACTCTGCCTTTGACGGTCTACGAGCGGAAGGAAACCGGCGAGAAACAGCCAGCCCCGGCGCATATCCTTCACAGGCTCCTCCATGATAGCCCGAATGCCGACCAGACAGCGGTCGAATTCTGGGAGGGGCGGGTTCTGGGGCTTTGTACTACCGGGAATGGGTATGCTGAAAAGGTCTCAGGTCGCAGCGGTCTTGTTGCTCTCAACCCTATGCCCGCCGACACGGTTGTTCGCCGTCTCGAGAGTGGCGCCCTGGAGTACCGGTTCGTGGATCGGGGCAAGGAAGAGAAGCTTCCTGAGGAGAAGGTCTTCCACATCAAGGCCTTCGGCGATGGGGATACGGGCATGTCGCCGGTCGAGTACGCCCGTCAAACGCTCGGGATCGCGGTCGCGACGGAAAAGGCCGCAGGGCAGACGTTCAGCAAGGGAATGCGGGCGAAAGGCTTCTTCACTTTCCCGACCATGCTTGACCAAGAGCAGCGGGAGCAGGCGCGGAAGAACTTCGCGGAGCGCTACAGTGCCCCTGACGCACCGGGCGTCGGCATCCTTGAGGCAGGCGTTGACTTCAAAGCGGTTAACATCTCGCCGCGTGACGCCGAACTGATCCTGTCCCGGAAGTTCAACGTCGAGGAGATCTGCCGCTGGCTCGGTGTGCCTCCGATCGTGATCGGCCACGCTGCCGAAGGGCAGACCATGTGGGGCTCTGGCGTCGAGCAGATCATGCAGTCCTGGCTGACGCTGGGCCTGCGTCCGTACCTGAAGCGGATTGAACAGGCGATCTCCAAGCGGCTCCTTACCCCCGCTGAGCAGCTCCGATACTTCCCCGAGTTCAACGTTGAGGGGCTACTGCGGGCGAACAGCCAGGGGCGCGCAGAGTTCTATTCGAAGATGGTCCAGAGCGCCGGCATGACGCCGAACGAGATGCGCAGCAAGGAAAACCTGCCCCCAATGGAGGGCGGCAACCAGCTTCTGATTAATTCAACCCTCATCCCGCTCGCCATGGCAGGGACCAAAATCGCGCAGGGAGCTGCGCCTAAGGAGACCCAGGAATGAGCATCCGCAAGCTTCCTGAGATGCGCCGCCCTGAGAAGGTGGATTGCTCTTTCTCGCTCAGCGACAAGGCGGTGAAACTCTACCGCCCCTTGGAAGCCCCTCAAGCCGCGGCTTCCGAGAACACCATCAGCGTTCTCGTCGTGATCGGAACTGACTGGTGGACCGGAGAGGGCGTCACCGCCAAGCGGGTCAGCGCGGCGCTTCGCTCGATCGGTGAAAAGCCGGTCACGGTCCTGATCAACTCCCCAGGCGGGGACTTCTTTGAGGGCGTGACGATCTACAACATGCTCCGGGAGCATCCTGCCCAGGTAACTGTCAAAATCCTTGGCCTCGCGGCTTCGGCAGCGTCGGTGATCGCCATGGCCGCGGATCGTATCGAGATTGCCAGCCTCGGCTTCATGATGATCCACAATACACAGTGGGTGGCAGCCGGCGACCGGCACGTTATGAAAGAGACCCACGACATCATGGAGGTGTTTGATCAGGCCAGCGCCGACATGTACGCCAAGCGGACCGGTCAGGATGTCGCGGATATCGGCGCCATGCTCGACGCTGAGACATGGATGGCCGGCCAGAAGGCAGTCGACAAGGGCTTTGCCGACGCTGTCACCGACATGGACACCGAAGACAAGCCGCAGAACCGGGCACCGGCGCTCTATAGCATGGAAGCCCTTCTGACGGCCGGTAAGCCTGTGCCCCGTTCCGAGGTGCGCAAGCTGATGAAAGAGATCTCCGAAGGTATGCCGGGCGCTGCCAACGGACACGCCATGCCGGGCGCTGGCGACTCTGCTGCCGAGGATGGCAGCACTCACCTGAACCTCGCCTTGGCGAGGCTCAAGCTCGCAAGAGCATAACTCCCCGCATTTTGGAGGCTATAATGGCTGATGAAACCAAGGACCTGCTCAAGCAGGTCTCGAACGAACTCGTGCGCGTGAGCGATGAGTTCAGCAAGAAGGCCGAGCAGTGCTTGGCCGAGGTGAAGAACACCGGCAAGCTCTCGGAAGAGACCAAGGCCGAGGTGGACAAGATGGCCACCGCGCAGACCACGCTTTCGGGCAAGGTCGAAGAACTGACGGCTCGTCTCGGCGATGTCGAGCAGAAGGCGGCTCGTCGCGGCGGTCAGGGCGGTGAAGAGCGCAAGAGTATTGGCCAGCAGGCGGTTGAAAGCGACGCCATGAAGGACTTCGCCAAGTCCGTTCAGGGCGGACGCCGCGTCAGCGTCCCGGTCAAGAACGTGCTCATCAGCACTGGGGTGGCTGAAGGGGTCGTTCCCCCGCAGCGCCTGCCCGGCATTGACCAGATGCCGAAGCAGCGCCTGTTCATCCGCGATCTGATCGCTCCGGGCCGTACTACATCCCCGGCGATCTTCTGGGTGCAGCAGACCGGCTTCACGAACGCAGCTCGTGTGGTCGCGGAAAACACCGCCAAGCCGTACAGCGACATCGCCTTCGATACCAAGATCACGCCGGTCGTCACGATCGCGCACATGTTCAAGGCGTCGAAGCAGATCATGGATGACTTCGCTCAGCTCCAGTCCACCGTGGATGCAGAGATGCGCTACGGGCTGAAGTACGTCGAGGAGCAGGAAATCCTGTTCGGCTCAGGGACGGGCGGTCACCTTGAGGGCATCGTTCCTCAGGCCTCGGCCTTCGCTCCGGCCTTTGCGCCGGCTGCGCGGACCGCCATCGATGACCTGCGTCTGGCGATCCTTCAGGCGCAGCTCGCTCGTCTGCCGGTGGATGGGTTCGTGATCCATCACATCGAATGGGCCAAGATTGAGCTCACCAAGGACACGACGGGCGGCTACATCCTGGCCAACCCGCTGCGCCTGGCCGGCCCGACCCTCTGGGGCCGTCCGGTGGTCGAGACGGAAGTCCCCGAGTTCGAAGGTGAGTTCCTGGCTGGTGCGTTCCAGACCGGCGCTCAGATCTTCGACCGCGAGGACGCCAACGTGGTGATCTCCACCGAGAACGTCGACGACTTCGAGAAGAACATGATCTCGATCCGCTGCGAAGAGCGCCTGGCGCTTGCCGTCAAGCGGCCCGAGGCGTTCGTCACCGGCGCCTTCGGCACCGCCGTCACCCCTTAATCCTGGCATGACGGGTCGCTTCATCCCGAGGCGGCCCGATCCATAGGAGAGCATCATGCAGATCAAAGCGTTGAGAACGTTCCGCGTCGGCAGCGGCAACATCCGCCGTGGCTCGACCGCCGAACTGTCCGATGTCCAGGCCAAGGATCTTCTGAAGGCCGGTCTGGCCGAGGAAGTGAAGGGCAGGGCGCCTTCGGACGATGAGAAGAAAGCCCCCGAGCCGAAGGGCAAGGGGAAGCAGGACTAAGCCATGCTCGTCCGTGTAACCCCTCCTGCACCTATCGTCGCCTATGAAGAGGCGAAGGCTCACCTTCGTCTCGATCATGATGATGAGAAGACCTATGTCGAGGCATTGATCGCCACGGCAACGGAAACCCTTGATGGTAAGGAGGGAGGGCTCGGGCGAGCCTTTGGCCAGCAGACCTGGAAGCAGTACTCCCGCTGCTGGCCCTGTGGCGGGGTGATTGAATTCAAGCTCCGTCCGGTCCAGAGCATCACCAAGATTAGTTACGTGCACGCGGATGGCACGGAGAGCGATGTCCCCGCTGTGAGTTATTCGACCCTGCTCACCGACAGCGCCGGCACCCCGTACATCAGGTTCGCTTCTGGCTTTGACTATGTGGGTCTCGCGGACCGCGACGACGCGGTATCTGTCGAGTTCGTAGCCGGGTACCCAGACGCTGACGTGCCGGCTAAGGCGAAGCACCTTGTCTGCCTCATGGTGGCTCGTCTCTACGCTGCGCGCGGCGAGTTGCTGAGATCGGACCTGGTTGAGGATCCGATCATCAAGGAAATGCGCGAGGCCTTCCGCGTGTGGGGGATGTGAGACTGTGCGCCCCAGCTAAGAGTGCTGTCTTGGGAAATCTCAGCCAGGGCGCATGCGATGCCGGTTGCAACACCGCAGGGCAACCATAGTGCGGGAGCAATGAAGAGAAAGTTGCTTCACGAACGAAAACGCCCCGGCTGAGGACTTTGTCGACACCTCAACCAGGGCGCTAAGCGGAGGTAAGGGCTCCGCGTCTGTTCGGGCTGATACGCAACTCGCCCGGCAAGATCATCCTGTCCTACGATGGTAAACATTCAGTGTTTTGAGTTGGAGCGCCCTGCCTGAAGGAAGGTTCAGAAACCTTCAGCCAGGGCGCTTGTGGTTCCCGTAGGGGTACACAACAACCACGAGAAAGAGGATAAGCCACTCTGGCCATGTCTCAACATCTCAAAAGGTGAAAGATGTGAGCCAAAAAGAGCTGCTCTCAGCATCGGGAGTAGCTACATAATAGATGCGCCTCGGCTGAGAAGATCGGGTTCAGGGACTCTCAGCCGAGGCGCTCGCGGCTTGGGGGCAAGACCGCATAGGCAATCTAAGCCGTTCGACCGTGGCTATTTTATGGACGCGCAGCCCTATGCATCTGGATCTCGCGTGACTGACATCCTGATTGCTGTCTGAGCATCGGGGTTTCTAACAGGCGCTACGACGGGTGCCTTCCCGAGCGTGATCAGGGCAACCACAGTGAAGAGAATATGAAGCTTTGATGGGGACACAGAAGCACCTGGGTACGCGAAAACAGGCGCGGGTTTTGGGCCCCAGATCCTGAATCAAACCTTTCTGCTGAAACGAAAATTTCGGCGCCTTCTGACGGAACTTATTGCGGGCGATTTTACCTCGAAGGGCGCCTGCTTTCTGTCCCCATCCTTATCCACAAACCGCGCGATTGAGCCGCTTCGACAGGGTTAATCAATGCTTTCAGCTGGCCAGCTTAGAGACCGGGTCACTTTCCAAGCCAGAGGCGTCGTGAATGACGGCTATGGCAATGAGATTTCCGGCCCTTGGGCTGATCAGTTCACGGTTGCCGCCAGGGTGACGACTTCGCCTGGCCGAGAGACCGTCACCGCTCAGCGCTTGCAGGGCGTCAACCCTGTCGATGTTTGGGTGCGCTGGTCCTCTCAGACCGCAACCATCCAGACCGAATGGCGGGCAGTGGACGCGAGAGATCCCAAGCGCGTCTTCGCCATCCTCAGTGTCACAGACCCGGAAGAGTACCGGAGGCAGTTCCGCCTCCTGTCCTGCACCCTCGGCGGTGTGAGTTAAGGAGAACACCCATGGCCCAGAAAGTGAAGTTCACCAAGGATTACACCTACCGCATCGACGGTCAGCGCCAGGTCGCTTACACGGGCGGCAAGGACTACCGCATCCCCGAAGCACACTATGAGGCGGCCAAGGCTGCCGGCGTGATCGAGGACGTGGCCGAGACCCCGGCGAAGGCTGAGAGCAAGGCTAAGGCCTAAGCCATGGCCGTTGAGGGCATCGCGCAGTTGCGGGCCAAGCTCAAGGCGCTGCCTGATGCCGCCAAGAACGAGATCCGAGCGGCACTTGAGCAGAATGCGGAAGAGATTGCCGATTTTGCCCGCCGCTTGGTCCCTGTTGATGACGGCGACCTGAGGGCCTCCATCGGTTGGACATTCGGTGCCGCGCCAAAAGGCTCAATGGTTCTTGCCGAGGCCAAGTCGGATGAGGCTGACCTGCGGGTGACGGTCTATGCGGGCAACGAGCGTGCGTTCTACGCCAGATGGGTTGAATTCGGCACTGTGAAAATGGTCGGCCGACCCTTCTTCTTCCCCGCCTATCGCGCCGTCGTGTGCGCGGCCGTCTCACCAGAGCCACCCGCAAGGCCGCCAAGACAATCGCAGGGAAAACATGAGCGATCCGTCGCTCGCCCTTCAGGGCGCTATCGTGGCCGCCCTGAAGGCTCTTGGCACGCCAGCCGGCGCCAACGTCTTCGACCGAGTGCCTGATAGCAATCCTTTCCCGCGCATTACGGTCGGCGGCGGTCAATCGGTCCCGGTGGACGAAGACTGCTACGAAGGCACGGAGAGCACGATCCAGATCGATGCTTGGTCGCGCAAGGTCGGCTTTCCAGAGGTGAAGGAAATCGCCTCGGCCATCCGTTCGCGCCTCCACAATGGCGACCTTACCCTTTCCGGTCATACGCTTGAACTCATGAAGATTGAGACGATTGCGTATGAGCGCGACAGCGATGGATTGACGAGCCGCGCTCGCATCCAGCTCCGGGCACTAACCCAGCCCAAAGACTAACCCTCTCACATCGGAGAACTGTAATGGCTCGCCCAACTACCCTGCGCGGCTCGAAGCTGCTTATCATGATCGGTGACGGTGCCGATCCCGAAGTCTTCGCCGCTCCCTGCGCTCTGAATACCAAGTCCTTCAATCGCTCGGCCTCCACGAACGACTTCAACGTGGCCGACTGCTCGGATCCGGATGCTCCGGTCTGGACGGAGAGAGCCAAGGGCGCCCTGTCTTCCGGCATCACCGGATCGGGCACGCTGGCGCAGGAAAGCATCACGACCTGGGAAGAGTTCTTCGAAGACGTGGACTCGCGCAATGTCCGCGTGGTGATCGACTACGCAGTCGGCCCGCGCACCTATGAGGGCAAGTATCACCTCACCACGTTCAACATCACCGGCGATCAGGACGGCTTGATCCAGTACGAGATCGAGCTCACCTCGGACGGCCCGGTTAACGTCGCGCCGGTGACTCCGTGAGTTCTGACGCATCGTTTGAACAGGTCTGGGCGGGAGACGAGCGCGTCTTCCGTCTGGGCATTGGCGAGCTGCTCGCCCTGGAAGAGAAACTCGACTGCGGCTGTGCTGCGGTCCTGAACCGTATCGGCAGCGGCGAATGGCGCATTGCCGACCTGAAAGAACCGATCCGCCTCGGCCTCATGGGCGGCGGCACGGATGCCAAGCGGGCCAAGAGCCTTGTCGAGGAGAACGTCGTTCCCGGCCGGCTGCTTGAGGCGGCGATCCTGGCGCGAGCCATCCTCCTGAAGGCTCTTGTGGGCGACACCCGCGAGCAAGTGGGAAAAGACGACGCGGCGACGGAAGCGCCGGGGCAGAACGCCTCTCCGCCGCCGCCCTCTATGGAACAGGCGCAGTCGTAGGGTTCACGCCCGCACAGATCCGCGAGATGACCCTCTGGGAGTTCGCTGCTGCGGTCGATGGCTGGAATACCTCGCAAGGGGCTGAAGAGCCCATCGAAGCCCCAACGGCTGAAGAATATTACGACCTCGTGGAGAGGCTAGGATCCAATGGCTGAAGCTGTCGATATGCAACGCCTTGTCGTCTCCATGGAGGCGAGGTTTACGACATTCAACAAGGAGTTGCAGAAGCTTACAGGATCGGTCGAGAAGGAGACCAAGAAGATCGAGACCCGCTTCAAAGCGGTGAACGACAATCTTCAAGGTCAGACAGCCAACCTGGCGGCGCAGTTTCAGGACATCGGCGTTCAGCTTGCGAGCGGCACCTCGCCTCTCACTGTCGCCCTTCAGCAGGGCACGCAGATCGCGGCTGTCTTGGGCGAGAGCAAGGGCGGCGCGGCCGGCGCGGTCAAGTCGCTTGGCGCGGCGTTCGCTTCGGTCGTGAGCCCGATCAGCCTCGCGACGATCGGCATCATCGCGCTAGGTGGCGCGGCGATCCAGTATGTCTCGGGCATGATCAGCGACACGGAGACGCTGGACGACAAACTGAAAACCCATGCCGATCTCATCAAGCAGATCAAGGACGCCTACGGCGAGGCGGCGGAAGGGCTTGAGGACTACGCCAAGCAGAGCACGGTCGTCCTCGAGGCACAGACCCGCGCTTCGATCGTCAAACTGCAGGATGAGTTAGAGAAACTCGCCCGGGCCACCGCTCGGACGCTCTCGGCTGCACCTTCGGGTCAGATGACCAACATCGGCACGATCGAGGTCGATGCGGACGCCATTGATCAGGTCGAAGCGAAGTACGATGCTTTCGCGTCTGCCATCCGCAGGCTGCAAGAGGAAGCCCAGAACGGGGCCCCGAATATCCGGGCCTTTCAGTCTGAGGTCGCGGCTATTGCCAACGCCAATGCCGGCGATGAGAAGATCCAGAAGCTTGCCTCTGAGATCCTGGCGCTCTCGAAAGAAGCCTACGATGTTGAGAACGCTCTTGACGCTGCTCGCCGCGCCATCGGTCTGATTGGTGACGTGGCCTCGGGCCAGGTTGGCTCCGTCAAGGAGCTGAAGGATGCTCTGACCGAACTGTCCAAGATTGCCCTGCCGTCCCTGTCGGATGCTGACAAGGCGTCGGAGGCCTATAAGAAGGCCATCGACAACGCGCGGACGCCTGGCGAACGGGCTCAGGTGGACGCTGCTTTTGTAGACGCAACCCAGCGCATCAGGGACCGCGAGGCGGAAGAAGCCGCCGAGAAGGCTCGCAGGGAAGCAGAACGCGCATCTCGCCGCAAGCCGAAGGAAGACCCCTTCGCTCGCGAAATCGGGGACATCCAAGAGGCGACCCGGGCGCTGGAACTTGAGTTTGAGATGCTCGGCAAGAGCAATGCGGAGCGCGAGAAGGCCCGCATGATCATGGAGGTTGAGAACAACCTCCGCCGCGAGAAACGCACACTCACGACGGACGAGCGCGCCCAGGTTGAACAACTGGCCGAGACATACGCCCAGATGAGTGACAAGCTGAAGGCGGTCAACGCCTCTCAGCAAGAGCTTCAGAACCTGGCGAGCTCCACGCTCAAGGGCTTCGTCTCCGACCTCATGAAAGGAGTGAGCGCGGCTGATGCCCTTCAGAATGCCTTGGCCCGCGTGGGTGACCGGCTGATTGACATCGCGATCAACAGCATCTTCGACCCGAAGGCTGGCTCTGGCGGCGGTCTCGGCGGCCTGTTCAGCGAACTTATGAAGGGCTTCGGCGGCGCGCGCGCTTCGGGCGGCTCTGTCCAATCCGGCAAGACCTATCTCGTGGGCGAGAATGGCCCCGAGCTTGCTACCTTCGGCCGGAACGGGACGATCATTCCGAACCATGCGCTGCCTCGCGGCGGCTCTGGCGGCGGCATGCAGGTTCAGATCATCAACAATGCAGGCGCACAGGTGCAAACGCGGCAGACGAACGGCCCGCAGGGACCACGCCTTGAGGTGCAATTAGAGCAGGCTCTGAGCGGCATGATCTCAAGCGGGAAACTCGACAAGTCGCTCAAGGGTCGGTTCGGTGTCTCCGCTATGGGAGGCCGCTGATGGCGCTTCCTGTATGGCCCCGGACCGTCCCGCATAAGCCGCTGGCGGATAACGGGATCGATGAGCCTCACCGTGGCGTGCTGGAAAGCGAGATGACGGCGGGCAACACCCGCAGCCGGCGTCAGTACACAACCGTCATCGGCACTGTGCCGCGCACGATCCCCATGAACACCGCGCAGTTCCAAACATTCAAGGCCTTCGTCCGTGACACGCTCTCGCATGGGGCGGCCGAGTTCGAAATGCCGGTCTGGGATCTCACCTCATGCCCTGTGAGGCGGGTCAAGCTTCGTGAGGGTGGTCGATATACGGCAAACCGCATGGGCAACAAAATTCACGTCTCCTTCTCCCTCGACGTTTGGGATCTCTAAGTGCCCATCTCCGCTACGCAAGCCTGGGCCGAGGCTGCCGCCTCCGCGCCCAAGGATGAGGTCATGCTGATCACGATTGAGCTGATCCATCCGACCTTTGTGGAGAACGGCGCTCCTGCCCCGATCCGCGCCGTCCGCAACACCGTCGATGTCAGTTTCCGTTTGGATGATGGCGCGCCGGTCGGCGGCGGCACCGTCGTGCCCTTCAAGGCCATTCCTTTCGAGATCGACTACCCTCGGATCGGCAACCTCGGCGCCGAGGCCACCATCCGGCTCGGCAACGTGAACCGGGAGGCCTCCCGCTACCTGCATGAGGCCGTGAAGCTCAACACGCCCATTCAGGCGATCTTCCGCGGCTATCTGGCCTCCGCCCCCAACACGGTCGGCCAAGGCCCGTACAAGTTGATCCTGCGCAACGTGAAGCGCACGGCGCGGCAGCTTGAGGGACAACTCGCCATCGCCCGTCCGCAGAACATGCGCGTGATGCGCGAGGTCTATGACATGGTTCGGTTCCCGAGCCTGCTTCAGGTGTCGTGATGGATCGTCTCGCGTTCTATGAGAGCCTGATCGGCAAGCCCTACAAGATCGGGGAACGGGGGCCCCAGGCTTATGATTGCTACGGCCTCGCCCGTCACATTCAGAACGAGCTTGCCGGCGTCGCCATGCCGGATGTCGCCTTTGCCGAGCCCACAACTAGGGCGCAGGCTGAGGCCATGCTCTCGCACCCCGAGCGGCAGGCCTGGGAGGAGATCCCCGAGGCCGAGGCCCGTGAGCTTGATCTTGTCCTGATGGGCAACGTCGCCAAGCGGGACTTCCATCTCGGCACCTACATCGTACCGGCCACGGCCGGCGCGGTGATCCACATCGACCGGCATGCTGGCGTCGTGGTCGATGACATCCCGGCCCTCAAGGCTTCCGGGTTCAACTACCTTAAATTCTACCGCCGCAAAGCGTAATCATGGCCCTTGCTGTCAAGCATAATCTCCTCGTCTTCGACCCGGAGCACCACGACGTTCGCCTGCCGGAGGTTGGCCTCGTGCTCCCGATTGCCGAGCACAAGGCCCGCAAGCGCAAGCCGACGATCGAGCAACTGGTCGCTGAGACCGGCTGGCGCTTCGATCTCCCGACCGTGTGCAAGGTCAATGGGGCATACTATTCGCGCACCGAATGGGCGACCCATCGGCTGGCCGCGAACGACAACGTTGAATTTGTGTCGCGTCCTCTCGGCGGCATGGGTGGCTGGGGCGGCTCGTCGGCCAAGAGTATCGGCGCAATCCTCGCCATGGTGGCGCTCACCGCGCTTGCTCCTTGGGCCATGGGCGCCATCGGCCTGACAGGAACGGCGGCGAGCATCGGCTCCTCCCTGCTCATCGCAGGTGGTGCGATGGCGATCAGCCATTTCCTCAAGCCCAAGGCAGGCGGCAAGACTGACGCCATCGAAGACCTCTATTCCTTCGGCTTCGGCGGCAACCAAGCCCGCCCGCTGCAGCCGATCCCGGTCCTGTATGGCCGCACGCTGTCCTTCCCCGACTTCGCCGCACCGCGCTATTCCGAGTTCAATGGCGACGCCATGACCGAATATGCGCTGCTCGCCGTGACGTGCGGGCGGGCGCAGATCGAGGAACTGCGGATCTCGGACACCACCATCTGGACGAGAACAGGCGGCCCGAACCCCTCCTTCCCCGGCATCACGCTTCAGTTCTGCGAACCGGGCGAGCAGGTCTCCCTGTTCCCGGTCAACGTGGTCACGGCTTCGGAAGTCTCAAGCCTTGAGCTGTCACCCACGTTCACGCCTGGGTTCACGGCCAATGCCGCCACGACCAAGGCGCGGCAGCTCCTGTTTGATTTCGTCTGGCCGGGTGGTGCCTACGATACCTACAAGGGTGAGAATTACCCCAGAACCGTCACGATCCAGATTGAGGCCCGTCTCGTCAACGATGGCGGCGCACCTATCGGGGAATGGTCCCTCATCTCCTCCAAAAATTACACCTTCAACAAAAGCAGCCAAATCCGCCTGACGGAACGGCTCAACGTGCCCCCGGCCCGCTATGAGGTCCGCGTCCGCCGTACCAATGAGAAGGTGGACGGAGAGACCCGCAACAACGGCAAGGTGACCGGCGTCGATAACGTGGTCTGGTCGGCCTTGCGCGCTCACATCGACGGCCCGAACACCTTCCCGCGTGTCACGACGATTGCCATCCGGGCCGAGGCGAACGAGTCTCTGCAAGGCATGATGAACGGCCAGGTGGGCGTGATTGCCACTCGCATCCTGCCGGTGTGGAACGGCGCCGAGTTCGTGGAGCAGCCGACGCGATCGATTGCCTGGGCTGCCCTCGATATGTGGCGCAATGCCGATTATGGCGCGGGCCTCTCGCTCGAGCAGGTCGATTTCCAGAGCTTCGTGGCTCACGCGAACCTCTGGTCATCGCTGGGCCACAGCTTCGATCACGTCTTCAAGGAAGCCCAGACGCTGGACGATGCGCTCGAGACGGTGCTCAAGGCCGGCCGTGCCATGCCGGCCCCGGTGGGCGACCGTCTGACCATCGTCAGGGATGAGCCCCGCGGCATCCCGCGCATGATGTTCACCGACTACGACATCGTGAAGGACTCGTTGACCATCGATTACACCCTGGCCGATGACGACATCGCGGACGGCATCATCGGGGAGTATGTCGATGAAAGCACGATGAAGCTGGCCGAGGTGCTGTCTTCTCCGGATGGCGTGTCTCTCGCCAAGCCCGCCCGCGTGCAGTTGACCGGCGTCACCAAGCGCTCGCAGGCGGCAGGCCTCGTGCGCTTTATGGCGGCTGAGAACCTGCACCGCCGCGTCACCGTCTCATGGACCGCCCGCGCCGAAGGTCGCCTGCTCAAGCGCGGCGATCTGGTCGTGCTGTCCTGTGAGGAGCCGGAAACCTGGGGGCAGTCGGCCGAGGTCGTGTCCTATAATGACGCGGCCCGCTCGATCACCTTCGATCATCCGCTCGAATGGGATGCGAATGCGCTGAACCATTACGTCGAGATCCGGCGCCGGGACGGGCAGCCCTGGGGCCCAGTGCGCGTCACCCGCGGCACATCTGACCGCATCGCCATCGTCAACGGGGCCGACTTCGCCGCGGAGGCGACACGCCAGGGCATGAGCCTTGCGGATGCGATAGCCCGATCGGATCTGGCTGACCGCCCCACGGCGATGTTCTCGCCCGGTGAGCCGCGCTCCTTCCGCGTGCTGATCACCGAGGGCACGCCTGACACGGACGGCGAGCACATCACCCTGACCGGCGTCATTGATGACCCGGCCGTCTACAACATCGTAGAGACCGGCGTCACGCCGCTGCCGGATATTCCGAACGTCTTTGCGCCGTCGATCCCGATCATCACGACACTCGCCGCGCAGGTCTACCAGCGTGGTCTCAGCCTCGTCCTGCAAGCGGGCTGGCAGCCGGCCAAGGGCGCTGTGCGCTATGTGGCCGATGTGTCCTATGATCTAGGTGCCACATGGGTTCGTGCCTATGAGGGCGACCTAACAACCTTTGAGGCCATTGTCGCAGGCGCCCGGACGATCATGCTGCGCGTGGCTGGCATCACATCAAGCAACGTGACCGGCGCCTTCAGCGTCGTGGAGATCGCGGCCCCGCGCCTGATGCTCGATAACGACTTCTTCATCATGAAGATCCGGCCGGATGATCTCGTGCCGGAACTCAGCCGTAAACTCGACAGCCTCGACATCCTCGAGCAGATCGCGGATGTGGCGGGGGAGACGACGGTCCTGGCGCATGAGGCCAACGACCGCGCAGAAGCCGCCATTACCCAGATTGCCACGGTGAAGGTCGATACCGAGCAGGCGATTGCCGACCTGCAGACTAATGTCGAGGCGCGGTTTGACGAGAACGAGATCAGCGTCAACGAGCGCTTTACGGCGGTCGCCACGATCACCGGGCAATTGATCGGCGCTTACAATGTGACCATCAACTCGGGCGGCTACTTCACCGGCTTCCAGCTTGTCGGAGCCAATGGCCCGAGCGGCTTTCAGAGCGAGTTCAAGATCGCCGTCGATAAGTTCTTGGTGGGCGCCCCGGGCTCGGGCTTTGGGGAGGAGGCTGTCTTCAGCATCGCGACCCGCAACGGTGTCGGCCGCATGGTTCTGCGCGGCGACTTCATTGCGGACGGTTCGGTCAACGCCAACCAGCTCAACGTGCAGAACCTCTCGGCCATCTCGGGTAATATGGGCACGCTCACAGCGGGCGTAATTTCCATGACCGGCGCGGCCGGCCGGATTGAGTTCTACGACTGATGGCGAGGCGTATGGTTCTCGGGCATTTCGGCGGCGGGGTTGTGGATTTCCGCATCTCCCGCCCCGGCTTTGATGCCATGACGGCGAACGTCAATGATCGCTCCCAGATCAGCTTTGCTCTCTCGCGGGATGTGATGGGGCGCGTGGCCTCTGCTGGAAAAGTTCAGGCGCTCAATTCATGGGTGGCGTTCTCCGAAGCCTTTCCAGCCCCACCCCCGTTGCTGTTCGGCACGCTGCGCGGCGGCGGCGTCTACATTGACGAATATCGCCGCTTCCAGGGCAACAGCGGGCGCTATCAGGACGGAACGCCCTACTGCGCCGTGGTCTCAATAACCGGCGTTCTTGTCACCACGGCCGCGCCCTTCACGCTTCCGATCGGCAGCAACGACGGCTTCATCTACATGGCGATTGCATAAATGGCTCGTCGCGTTGTCATCGGAGCCAATTCGGCGGGGCAGGTCGGGATCTATGTCTCGCGCCCGGGCTGGGACGCCTACACAGCGCCCGAGTCGCAACTTCTATTCTCGTCCACGAGGCGGCACTTCATAATTGTGCAATCCGGCACGATCCAACTCGGCGGGGCCGGCGTGGGCGTGCGCGTCAACTTCGTCCGCCTGCCCGGACAGGTGCCATTCGTGCTGTGCGGCGTCTTCAATCCCCGCCCGACGACCGCGCCTGTCGTGGCTTATGTCGATGCGGCAGGGTTCACGGCCTATCCCGCTCCTGATTGGCAGGGCGCTTATCCTGCGGCTGGCGCCTGTGCCATATTACGCGTTTTTGAAGAGCCAATGACCAAGCGCATTCTCATCGGCAACGATGGCAGCGGACAGTTCAGGATCCGCGCCTCAGCGGCCGGCCACAACGTTGAGACGGCCCCGCTCGATCAGATCCTATTCGACGCAGACGCTGTGCCGGGGCGGATCATCTCTGAAGGGGCACTCTATTGCGCCTGGAACCCGTTTCAGGCCACGCAGCCGCAAGTGCCAGCAGTAACCACTTTCGCTCATGGTGTCCCCTCTGGGGTGTCGTTCCTCATCGTCGCCATTGGCCTACCCATTTATGAGGACGGCTCTCTGCCGCCTGATTGGCGCTGCTGGCGGAACACGTTCGCCGTGGGCTTCCCGAACAATCGCCGGGTGATCTCCGACAACTTCGGCAACCCCTTCATGACAGGCCACTACGTGACCCCGCATCGGTTCTCTGGCGATGACGGTGCCGGGTACGTCTATTGGGGTGGCTACTGGCTGTCATGGGATGCAGCGAACATCGCTGTCACGAACAACACCGCGCACGGCCTTTGGCTGCGCTGGCAGGCATTGGAGGTCTAATTGATCCTGCTCTTTGACGAGAACGGTAACCTGACAGGCTCGGTCACATCCGAGGGCTATCCGGCCAGACCGGAGGCGCTTGATCTGGCGCGGGCGCGGGTCGCCTATGCCGAGGACGTGCCACCATTTGAGCCGCGCTATTGGTATCGATCCGAGGATGGTCTCAAGACCCGCCCCGGCCTAGACCTTACCACCCGCGAGAAGAGCGAGGGAGGCGGGCGTCTCTTCATCATCGAAGGCATCCCCGCTGGCGGGACGGTGCGCGTCGTCGGCCCCGACAACGGCGAGATCGAGGCGGACGGTGAGGCAGTCGAATTGCTGTTTCAGGAACCCGGCACTTACCGCGTGATCGTCTCGGCCATGCCGTATCAACCGCAGGAGTTCGATGTGACGGTGGAGGCGGCCCATGGCACGGCTTGAGCTCGGCCCGACCCTCGATCAACTGCGCAAGATGGCGGAAGCCACGATCGACAAGCACTATGAGCCGACACGCCTGCGGGCTGCGCTCTACACGCGCAAGGTGTTTGAGGCCCGCCGCCACCTGGCCGGCGAGACCTCCGACATGCTCAACCGCGAGGCGCAGCGCAAGCACATCAGGTCCGAGGTGATTGCGCAGCAGGTCATCGCCTTGGCTGAGGCGGACGAGAAGGCCGAAGACGATCGCATCGCGCTCAAGATGAAGGTCCGCAAGGCCCTGACCGCGCAGAAGATCCGCAAGCTTTTGGCCGACAACGGCATCACGCTCAGTCGCTGAGAGAACAACAATGGCTCTTGATCCTTCCTACTTCTTCTATTCAGACGGCACGATCACTCTGACCAACGGCTCGGACATTGCGACGGGTGAGATGGTCGCCTGGGATCCGGCGCTGTTGCCCTTCGACTTCGTGTTCCCGAACGACGGAACCGCAGGCGCGACGGTCATCAAGGAGGTGTTGACGGTCAACCAGATCCGACTTGCCAAGCCCTGGACGGGGCCGACGCTGACCGATGTCCCGTATTTCGCGCTGCGGTTCGCCAATCACATCGACCCCCGCTTCTATGCTGTCCGCGTATCGGAGTACCTGGCACGGCTGAAGGCTCTCCCTGAAAACCTCGATGAGGTGGCTGACGAGATCCACGCTGATCGAGTGGCGGTCGAGGCAGCCATGACGCTGCTCGCCCAGATCCAGACGGAGGTAGATGCGGATCGACAGGTGGCGCAAAATGCGGCTGGGACCGCACAAGGTGCCGCAACGGCGGCCACTCATCAGGCCGGCATCGCCCAGCAGTGGGCAGAGGCTGCATCATCCGCCATCCTTCCCGACAATGGCGTCACCAACGCCAAACTAGCCGATATGGCGGCTGCAAGGATCAAGGGGCGCATTTCGGCGGGGGCGGGCGATCCGGAAGATCTGACGCCGGGACAGGTTTATTCAATCCTAACGGCTGGTACAGGCCTACTCGGCAGCAACCTGTTGATCAATTCCTTCGGCGACATTAACCAGCGCAATACCGCCAACGGCGCTAATGCCGCCGGTGCGTTTGTCCGAGACCGCTGGAAGGCCGGAGCAGGCGGAGCCAACATCAGTGTCTCGAACGGAACTTGGACGCTGACGTCTGGTTCTATCGAGCAGATCGTCGAGATCGGCTTTCTCACCAAAGAGACTTTCGCCAACGGCACGCTCACGGTCGCTGTCAATGATTTAACCGGGGGCAACCTGGCAGTCACGGCCGGGGGGCAATCCGGCACGATCACAGCTGGGCCCGGCATCCGCTCTGCCACACTCCTTCTCGGTGCAGGGGCGACAGGCAACATTTGGGTGACCTTCTCTGGAAGCGGTGTGACTTTCAGATGGCCTCGCGCCGGGCGCGGCAGCAATCCGGCCCTGATCGTTGAGCGGGATGAGCTGAGGCTTTGCCAGCGCTATTATGAACGGGGGGTGCTGAGCGTGCTCGGGTACCCTCCTGTCTCCGGTGGCTATGTCATCCAGACGATTACCTACAAAGCCACTAAGCGGGCAGCGCCTCAAGTCGCTGTCATTGCCGCATCGCAAAGCACGAACATTTCCGCTGTCTCTATTGATGATGTGACTCTTGAGGGCTGTCGCTATGTGGCAACCGCAGGAGCATCGGGCCTGCTTGTTGGGCGTGGGACATGGGAAGCAACTGTGGAGCTGTAAACTATGAACGTTTCGGCCTGTCTTACTTCAGCAGATGGTCAAGGGGTTCTCTCGATTGATAGCGCGCATTACTTTGGGCCAATCCCGCCGATAGACGTGGGCCTCCGCGCAATCTACGACGCGTGGGTTTCAGAGGGGAACATACCCGAACCCTACATTTCGCCGCCTCCGCCTCAAGTGCGCACTGTTGCGATGTGGCGAGCGCGCACGATTATGAAGGTGACTCAGTGGGAAGAGGGAACGCTATTCCAGGCTGTCCAAGCGGCGATCGCAAGTCTGAGCGATCCCTTGAAGAGAGCATCTGCCGAAGAGGCTCTGGAGCGTGGCACGGATTTTGACCGTGATGATTTTGACCGTGATGGAGTGTTCGTGCCGATGCTGGCTGCCATCGTTGGCATTAGCGACGAGCAACTAACTGACCTGATGGAGCACGCTGCAACGCTGCCCGCCTAACATCATTCCCACATCACGAGGACATCATGACCACCGAGACACAGATCAGCTTGAATGTTCTTGAGATGTTCGTATACTCGGCGGGCCAGAGCAGTGCTGCTAACACCGGATCCGGCCATAACCAATGACGCGAGGGAACCGCGCCGAGTGGCTGATGCTGTTGTCCCAAAGCAGATGATCACCGTCAAGTTGCGCCTTCGCGACAAGCACGCAGCTGAACTCAGTAGGCAGGCGCGGGCGGTCAACTTTGTCTGGAACTACTGTAATGAGATCCAGAAGAAAGCCGCCTCGGCCCATCGTAGGTGGTTGAGCGTCTACGACCTCATGCGGCTCACCGCAGGGGCGGGCAAGGAACTCGATATCCACGCTCACACCATCCAGCGCGTGTGCCGCGCCTACGATGACTCTCGCAAGACACAGAAAAAGCCTTGGTTGCGCTGGCGCAGCCGGAAGTCTCTTGGGTGGGTGCCCTTCAACACAGGGCATGTACGCTTCGACGGTGAGGTGCTCGTATTTCGGGGCGTGCGCTACGAGGCGATGCACCTGCGGGACGTTCTGACCCCAGGAATGACATTTGGTGCAGGATCGTTCAACGCTGACGCGAAGGGCCACTGGTACATCAACGTCCCGGTTGAGGTCGAGCTGCAGGAGCCGAACTATTCAAACGCAGTTGGGATTGATCTTGGCCTAAAGACACTCGCTACGCTGTCAAATGGCCAAAAGATTGAAATGCCGCGTTTCTATCGTGCGAGTGAGGAGGCTCTCTCAACAGCACAGCGGGCCCGCAAGTCGAAGCGCGTGCGTACGATCCACGCGAAGGCTCGGAACCGTCGCAAGGATTTCCTGCACAAGTCCGCTAATGCGGTGGTTAAGGGATACGGGACTATCGTCGTAGGCGATGTGAGCCCGTCAAGGCTGGCCAAGACCCGAATGGCGAAGTCGGTGAACGACGCCGGATGGGCGGGCTTCAAGCAGATGCTCTCATACAAGGCCGTTAGGCATGGTGGGCGTGTTGTTGAAGCCTCTGAGGCTATGAGTACCCAAACCTGTTCGACATGCGGATGTCTTCCGCCGTCGAGGCCGAGAGGTATCGCAGGGCTTGGAGTAAGGGACTGGACTTGCGACGATTGCGGAACTGTCCACGACAGAGACGTGAATGCCGCGAAGAACATTCTCCGTGTCGGGCTGGACACGCTTGCAGAAGGAGCCCAGCGCTAAAGGGCCGGGAGCAGCCACCACCGAGACATTCGGGCCAGTCGTCAAACGCAAGGCCATAACCGTAAGGGCGCTCTTCTGAGCGCCTTTTTTCATGGAGAAATCAATGTCTACCGATACGTTCGGGAGAGCCTTATCGCTCGTCCTCAAACACGAAGGCGGCTATGTGGATCACCCCAAGGATCCTGGCGGTGCCACGAACCTGGGCGTGACCATTGGCACCCTAAGCGGCTGGCTGGGCCGGAGGGCGACCAAGGCAGAGGTGAAGGCCCTGAAGCCTGCCACTGTGGCCTCGATCTACCGCAAGAACTACTGGGACGCCTGTAGGGCCGACAGCCTCCCGGCCGGCGTCGACTATGCCGTGTTCGATTTCGCCGTGAACTCTGGCGTTCAGCGATCCGTCATGGCCTTGCAGCGCGCCGTGGGTGTGGCGGATGACGGCAAGATCGGTCCAATCACCCTTAAGGCGGTCCGCAACACTGACCCTCAGGTGCTGATCAAGCGCCTGTGCACCGACCGGCTATCCTTTCTCACCCGCCTCAGCACTTGGAAGACCTTCGGCAAAGGCTGGATGGCTCGCGTCCAGGGCGTCGAGAAGGAAGCCCTTAAGATGGCCGCGGCTGCCACTCTCAAGAAAGCCGCCTGAACACTAACCCGCTACAAACGAAGCCTACCCCCATGTTCAATCAAGAGCAGATCCTTTCGCTTGTCCGCACGCTCCTTCAGATCGTCGGCGCTTCCGTCGTGACGAACGGCTACATGACCGGCGCTCAGATGGAGACGCTAATCGCAGCCATCCTCACCATCGGCGTGACGGTCTGGGGGCTTTGGGCCCGTCGCAATACAGGCCTGGTCGAGGCGGCGGCGGCCGTTCCGAACGTTCAGCAGATCATTGCCGATCCCAAGACAGCCTTGAAGACAGCGAGCGAGAAGATCGTCGCGCGGTCGCTCTAGAGAGGCTGATCGAATGCTTGAATGGAGCCCTGTTATCTCGCCGGCGACCCTCATCACCGGGTCGCTGGCTATCGTCGGGTTTGTTGGATGGGTGTTCAGCCTCGGCAGCAAAACTCAGGAAATCAAGTCCGCGGCTAGTGACATCAAGCGTATCGAAGAGCGCCTGAATACGTTTAAACAGAACCGAGAGGCCGAACGGGAACTGGATCGCAAGGAGCGGGAAGCGTTTCAGGTCGCCATCAATGCAGGAGTAACCGCCATGCGAGGCCACCACGCTGAGTTCCGGGAGGAGGTTGCCAAGCAATACGCCACCAAGCACGAGATGCAGGAGCTTGAGCGGCGCACCAACCAGGGCATGGATAGGATTGTCGATCGGCTGGAGCAGATCAGCACCCGCCTTGAGACGATTGGGGATGCGATTATCAAGACACTGGCCACTCGATCTTAGTGAAGCCGAGCCTTGCCGCGAAGCACCTCGACTCTATGTCGTCCCGTTCCAGGAGATGCGGCACATCACTTGGCCATGCGATAGCCCCGCTGGCTCAGGCCGGCGGGGCTTTTGCTTGTGGCTCGGCATAAAGTGCCTCTGGGTTCCGGCCATACTTCATATCAAGGAAGAACTGGTTCACCCGATCCTGCCATTCCGGCAGATAGGGGAGGCAGTACATGGCTCTCGGGTGCAGGGCACAGGCCGGCATGGCGTCTGATTTGGTGCACTCCCAGTTCTCTGTCAGGCGGTCTTTCGCCTGGTGCACTGGGTAGGTCTCCCCCAGCTTCTCGATCAGCTGTGCTTTGTCGAACCTGCTCTTGCGCCCGCACTTGATGCACTCCACGACAAGCTTCGGGAGTGGGTAGTGCCTGAGCTGGAAGGTCCGATCGTAGGTCTTGGGCATGCTCCGCTCCGTGAACGAAGGGGGAACATGCCTTGAGGGAGACCGCCAAGCCTATAGGGGCGGTTGTGGTGTCCCCACAGTCCACAGGGGCGTAGGCAGTGAGGGAGGTGTCAGTGACCGGCACCTGTTTGAAGGAATAGGTAACCAACGATCGCTGCGCCCATGGCGAGGAGAACGGCAATGGCCGTCAGAGTGGGCCAGCCAATTCGGGTTTCCCGAGCTAAGCGCTCTTCCACTTCGTGTCGCTTCTTATCTAGCGCCACATCCATCTCATGCTGCCCATAAACCATTGCTGCCCCACCAGAGATGGCACGTCTCCAGCAAAGCCTGACAGGTACACTCTGGTTCCAGTTGTAAGGCGACCTCGAATGGAGGAGCCATGTCCCTAAAGTGGTAAGTTGGTGCGGCAGTGTGTCATGCCGAGGTCTTGAAGGGCTGAACAAAGGCTGCACTCCCCGGTTGATAGACTCAGACCCACAGCTTGGGAGTGCCGATGCCCCGCTATTTCTTCGACACCTACGATGGCGAGAACTTTGTCTCTGACGAGAACGGCCTCGAACTAGCGGACATCGATGCCGCCAAGCTAGAGGCTCAGCGTGCCCTTCCAGACATGGTTAGAGATGCCCTCCCGAACAGTAACTTTCGCTCCTTCGTGGTGAATATTCGAGATGAAACCGGGCAAGCAGTTATTCGGCTAGCCCTATCGCTAGTCGTCGAGGAAGGAACTCTGGACGACGAGTTGCCGTCTTAGGTCACGCTGAGGGTGTGGCATGATGGGGTGAAGCGTTGATCTCAGTTGCCAGCTGTCAGATGAACCGCGCCCCATAGTGGTTTCCGCTGTTCCAGATGAGACGGACCCAGGCCGTCGCACCCTTGCTCGGGATCTTTAGTTCGAACTCAAGAGGCACATCGGCCGGAGGAGGGATCACGAGACGTACTTCGGTTTCCGAAAGGTCCCAGACAGTACACTTCGTCGGTTCACCCGTTGTCTCGCTTGCAAACCATCCTTCGAGGCTCATGGGGAACCCCTCACTTGATCGACGCTCTATCGGTCGAAGGTCCACGCATAGTCACCTCCTAAGGGGAGCCTTTTCTAAGGAGACAATCGGGCGCGAGGATGTCTTCCGCTCCTGATGGGGCATGCCCCTTCGACAAAAAGAAAGCGCCTCCCGAAGGCTGGCGCTGAGTTACCGACACTATGGGGCAAACCTAGATCGGGAAATGAGCAACAGCCAAGGTGAATGATCGTTCCCGTACAAAGTCGCGCACCTCCGGATTAGCCAGCAGGTTTGGAGACGGCAGTGGTGTCGCGGGAGTAGGTCATGAGGTCCGTGGGATCAAAGCATCAGGAACAGCCGCCTTTGCTTCAATCGAAATCCCGAGTTCAAGCCGGTCATTTAGCAAAAGTGCCAAGCGCTCAAGAGCCTTGTCTGCCTCCGCGCGATCAACCTCAGCTCTCTCTTGGAGGTATCCTATCAGTTGATCGATGTCATGCATTATCGGCAAGAGCTTCAGTGCTTGCTCTTCAGGTATCGGTTTCGTGAGTACGGTCCCTTCTACAACGATCCCGGGGAGGCCATCATTTAGTGTATGCTTGCGAGCGTTGAACGTAGATAAGATATCCATAAAATTGTTATAGATGTTGTCTAGCTGAGATAAGCTGTTGAATAGCTCACTGTCTCTTAATGAGAGTAACAAGGAAAGCTCTTCTGTGGTGAAATCAATGCGTGGCGGGATGCTTGCGAGCGGCTTTACGATCTGCCAAGGCTTGCCATTGTAGCCCGCTTTCTTAGCCTCGTTGAAAGAGGACGCAATATATTTCTGAATAGCGGCAATATTACTCTGAATGCGTATCGTCTTGATTAATAGGGATTGCCCGAGGGCCTGCTGTGCCTCCCTCCGATCGGCCTCCCTTCTGCGGTCCACTTTGTTGATAGCTGATCTTTGCATTGCATAGGCGATGCCACCACCCGCAACCGAACCAACTATAGCTGCAATAAATTCCGTCTCGCCAATAATAGACAACCAGCCCAAGAGAAGCCCCCATCTCTCTTTCCCCATAACACCATAGCGGCTAGGCCGCAGTCCTTAAAAGCCTCGCCACTCATCCTCCTCTGGAAGAGAAGCGGGAGGAGAGGCTCACATTGGGCGAGGGATGCCAGGACGTAGATCAAGTGCCTCCGCAGTTTCTGTGCGAAGGGCCGTCTGGTTTGCCTTTACGGCTTTCCAGAGCTCGGGGAGGATCTTTTGAACAGCGCTGATCGCCAAAGCCTCTGAGTCTGTCCGAACCAGATAGTAGGTAATATCCGATCCACCGAGCTGGTTAGGGATCTCAACCTTTACAGCGTAGCAGGGTATCCTGTTGACACTCACTCACGACCCCATTCAAGATCATAGGATCAATATCACTCCTGTCCCAGGTTAGGAAGAGAAGCAGGAGGCAACCGATCAGGCTAGGGAGCTCGCCCCCGGCGTGTGACGAGCACGGCGAAGGCTGCACCGATGAGAGCGCCTGATGCCTTTACTAGCCCATCCGGGACACGACCATGGCGGCCCGGAACAAAGTTCTGAGCGACCTCAAGCAAGCCAACGATCCCGATCAATAGAATAAGGATGTGGAGGCGGTGTCGCGGATAGCCCAGGCAGAAAGCTGATCCAATCACGGCGAAGGCGACGAAGCGCTCAAAGCTGGCCGGTGTCCCAGTGATGGGGCGGAAGCCGATCGGCGCAACCGTAAAGACCGCAATGGCAAGGACGAGCAGCCAAGCAACCCAGCGGAAGAATATTTTGGGTGTCATGCTGGCCCGTTTAGCCGATTGCGCCCGTACACAACAACTCTCTTTAGCGTTACTCGACGTCCGCTATGTCGCCTCCAGAGAGGCAGGGGGAGGGGCAAAATTGGTGGGACTCAGGGCGCAAAAAGCCTAATGATTTCAGAGAATGGTTTTGGGTCCCACTTTGAGCTAAGTGCCTGAGATCATAGAAGAAGTGTGTTCCGCCCCTGGGCACCACTCTTCTATTTGATTTCATTAGGATCTTTTGGTGGCGTGGCTTCGTCAGGGGCTGGGTTAGACACTCGTGTGCCTAAAGGGTCTAGCTTCTCTACAGCCATTCGAATTGCCGGTCGCTTCTTGGCTCGCTCAGAATAATGCTGTGCCATTGCAAGGGTCTTCTGCCCAAGTGCCGCCTGATGTCGTCAAGGCTGGCCTCTGACTCGGCCAACATAGCTCCAACAGTGTGCCGCAAGCCATGAATGGTCAGATGACCGCCGATCCGGCCTTCCTCCTGTAGCTTATCGTTAAAACGATCCCAGACCGAGTTGAAGCCGCTCTCCGTCCAAGGGGTACTATTCGTTGTAGCAGCGACAGTTATAGCGTCATGAGACGGCGCTGCTTCGAGAACCAGCTGGAGACCGGGGTGAATCGGGATCTGAACCTCTTCCCCAGTCTTAGAGGTCTCCAGATGAATTGCGCCATCGCGAATGGCCGATTTTGGCAGAGTAAGGCAATCGCGTTTTCGCAGCCCAGTGAACATGGCAAGGGCCAGCGGAACCTTAATCTGCCAAGGAGCTGCCTCTAGAACTGTGCGACGTTCCTCAAGGGTCCAAGGCCGGTTAGCTCGGCGCAT